CAAGATATTATTAACGGAAACTTCGATGTTTTCGAGAAGGCTTATGAGTGGTTCACTTACGGTGCTCGTACTCGTCTTATGCCGGGAGGCCGTGTTGCGATTGTTCAAACTCGTTGGCACCAAGATGATTTGAGTGGTAGAGTTAAGCGTGACATGGTTCAAAACGAGGAAGCTGACCAGTATGAAGTTGTTGAGTTCCCTGCAATCTTTAACGAGAACACCCCAGAAGAACGTGCTTTATGGCCTGAGTGGATGCCTTTACCCGCTTTGCGTCAAACTAAGGCCTCTATGCCTGTGTTCCAATGGAACGCTCAATACCAACAGAATCCAACCGCCGAAGAAGCCTCCGTCGTCAAAAGGGAATGGTGGCAATGGTGGAAAAGCGAAAGACCACCTCAGTGTGAATACATCATCATGTCCCTTGACGCTGCAGCAGAAACCCACAACCGGGCCGACTTTACTGCGCTAACAACGTGGGGCGTGTTCATGAATGACGAGAACGGCGCCTACAACATCATCTTATTAAACAGTATTAAGAAGCGTTTAGAGTTTCCAGAGTTAAAAGACTTGGCACTAAATGAATACAGAGAGTGGGCACCAGATGTATTTATAGTGGAGAAAAAGTCAGCGGGCACTGCGTTATATCAAGAATTGCGTAGAACTGGGTTAGCCGTGCAGGAATATACCCCACATAGGGGTTCCGGTGATAAACTAGCAAGACTTAACAGCGTAGCAGATATTATCCGTTCCAGTTTAGTTTGGGTTCCGGAAACTCGTTGGGCTGAAGAGTTGGTGGAGGAGATTGCAGGATTCCCATTTATGAGTCATGATGACTTAGTGGACTCCACGGTCATGGCACTAATGCGGTTTAGAAATGGTGGCTTTATCCGCTTGCCAAGCGATGAGCCGGATGAGATTAGGTATTTTAAGAGCGCTAGAAAAGCGTACTACTAAGGATAAATTATGGCAATAGATAAGGCAATGTATGCAGCACCTCAAGGTATCGAGGAATTAGCGCAACAAGAATCACCATTAGAGATTGAGATTGAGGATCCAGAGTCAGTCAGAATTGGCATGGATGGATTAGAAGTTGTTTTAGAAAAAGAACATGATGGCGAAGAAGGGTTTAACGATAACCTAGCCGAATATATTAGCGAGGGTGATCTTACACAACTTGCTGGTGATCTGATTGGTGACTTTGACGAAGACGTCGGCTCACGTAAAGATTGGATTCAAACCTACGTGGATGGCTTAGAACTCTTGGGCCTTAAAATTGAAGAACGAGCTGAGCCGTGGGAAGGCGCTTGTGGAGTCTACCATCCACTCCTTGCAGAAGCATTGGTTAAGTTCCAAGCAGAAACTATGATGTCTATTTTCCCAGCAATGGGTCCAGTTAAGACACTTATCGTTGGTAAAGAAACCCAAGACAAGAAAGAAGCAGCTGAGCGTGTCCAAGATGACATGAACTATCAGTTGACCGAAGAGATGCCTGAATATCGCCCAGAGATGGAGCGTATGTTATGGGGTTTAGGTCTTGCTGGTAATGCGTTCAAAAAGATTTACTACGATGCAGCATTAGGTCGTCAGGTTGCAATGTATGTTCCAGCTGAAGACATGGTAGTACCTTATGGTGCGTCTGACTTAGCTAGCTCGCCACGTGTAACGCACGTGATGCGCAAAACAGAGAATGAGCTTAGGATCCTACAGGTTAATGGCTTATATCGTGACGTTGACTTGGGCGACCCACATAGCTCACTAGATGAAGTTGAGAAGAAGATTGCTGAGAAGTTGGGCTTTAGAGCCACAACAGATAGTAGATATAAAGTTCTTGAGATGCACGTCGACCTCGACTTGCCGGGCTTTGAAGATAAGGATGACAACGGTGAACCCACCGGTATTGCACTGCCATATGTAGTGACAATCGAGAAGGGCACAATGACCGTTCTATCTATCCGCAGAAACTGGGAACCAGATGATGAACTTAAAAAGAAAAGACAACACTTCGTACACTACGGGTATATTCCCGGTTTTGGTTTTTATTGTTTTGGTCTCATCCACCTTATTGGCGCTTATGCTAAAAGTGGCACTTCCATTATTCGTCAGTTGGTCGATGCAGGGACACTATCCAATTTGCCGGGCGGCTTTAAGACCCGTGGGTTGCGTGTCAAAGGGGACGATACTCCAATTGCCCCCGGAGAATGGAGAGATGTTGATGTTCCGTCTGGCGCAATGCGTGACAACATCATGCCCCTCCCATACAAGGAGCCAAGCCAAGTCCTAGCAGGATTGATGGATAAGATCATTGAGGAAGGACGTCGCTTTGCGAATACTGCCGATTTGAACCTATCAGATATGTCAGCCAACGCCCCAGTTGGTACAACGCTGGCAATCTTAGAGCGCACATTAAAAGTGATGTCTGCTGTTCAGGCACGTATTCACTTCTCATTAAAACAAGAACTCAAACTGCTCAAGCATATTATTGCTGAGTACGCACCAGAGGACTATAACTATGACCCAGTCGAAGGCGATCGTAAGGCGAAGAAAAGCGACTACGATAACGTCGATGTCATTCCAGTCAGCGATCCTAATGCAAGTACGATGGCGCAAAAGATCGTACAGTACCAAGCGGTATTTCAGTTGGCTCAAGGCTCGCCCCAGCTTTTCAACATGCCTCTCCTCTATCGCCAGATGCTCGATGTATTGGGGATTAAGAATGCACACAAACTCGTTCCGATGGACGAAGACCAGAAACCGACAGATCCAGTTACGGAAAATCAAAACATATTGATGCTTAAACCGTCAAAAGCTTTTGCATACCAAGACCACCAAGCACATATTACTGTGCACATGAGTGCAATGCAGGATCCTAAGATTGCTCAGTTGTTGCAAAACAATCCAATGGCGCAGCAGATTCAAGCAGCTATGATGGCGCATATTAACGAGCACTTAGGCTTCCAGTATCGTGTCGAGATTGAAAAACAACTTGGTTCTACATTGCCTGCTCAGACAGACGAAAGTGGCGATGATATACATTTAGATCCACAAGTAGAAGCTCAGCTCGCTCCGTTGTTGGCACAAGCCGCAGTTAAGTTATTGCAGAATAACCAAGCGCAAGTCCAGCAACAACAGGCACAACAGCAAGCACAAGATCCTCTGATTCAAATGCAGCAACAAGAGTTGCAATTAAAGCAACAAGCTCAGCAAGCTCAGCAACAGAAAGACCAAGCAGAGATGCAGCTCAAGCAACAACAGTTGCAGTTAGAGCGTGAAAAAATGCAGTTGCAAGCACAAACTGCTATGAAGACAGCCGATTTGAACGCAATGTCTAAGGCAGCTGATATCCACAATCAACAACGTGGACGTCAGATGGAACATCAGTTTGAAGCAGCTAAGACATTAGCTGACCATGGACATGCTAGGCACCTAGCTGACCAGCAGTTAGAAGCACAAGCTAAACAGCAACCTAAGGAGAAAACTAAAGAATGAGCGACCATCTCGATTACCTGATCGGACAGTATCAGGAGAGAATACAGATGCTTGGTGATGCCCTGACATACGGACAAGCTAAGGATTTTGATGAGTACAAATACACATGTGGACAAGTTCGAGGTCTTGAAGCTGCATGTGCCATTATTAAAGACCTCAAACAACGATTGGAGAACTCGGACAATGAGTGAACTAAACCTTAGCCAAGCAGTAGACTTAGCTGCAGTTATGGCTAGAACAGCGGAAGAAAGAGCTAAACAGCTTCCACAACCGCAAGGATATCGCATCCTATGTGCGATTCCAGAAGCAGAAGAAGCATTTGAAAGTGGGATTATCAAGTCTGACGAGACCCGTCGGCACGATGAGCTGCTCACAACGGTACTTTTTGTGGTCGATTTAGGCCCAGATTGCTATGCCGATAAGGATCGTTTTCCTAACGGACCTTGGTGTAAGAAGGGTGACTTTGTCCTTGTACGCCCAAATGCAGGCACTAGACTGGTAATTCACGACCGTGAGTTCCGGATTATTAACGATGACTCTGTGGAAGCCGTAGTGCAAGATCCACGTGGCATCAAGCGTAAATTCATTTAAGGAGCCGGACTATGGCAGATTTAGAGAATCAAGAATATAAGTTCCCTGATGAGATCGAAGCTGAAACTAAGGGTAAACCCGTAGAAGATCAGATTGAGATTGAGATCGAGGACGATACCCCCGAAGAAGATCGTGGTCGCAAACCAGCAGATCCTGAGAAAGTCAAACAATTAGAAGTAGAAGTTGACGATCTAGACAAGTACAGCAAGGAAGCTAAAGACAAGCTCATTAAGATGAAGCGTGTCTGGAATGACGAGCGTCGCCGTGCTGAAGCTGCTGAAAGAGAGCGCCAAGCTGCAGTAGATGCTGCCCAACGCTTGCTTACCGAGAATCAACGCATGAAATTAATGCTTGAAGAAGGTGAAAAAGAGTATAAGGAAGCTAAGAAAGATACGGCAAAAGCGCAACTTAAAGCTGCTAAACAGGCTTATAAAGAAGCTTATGAAGCTGGTGATGCTGACAAGATCATGGAAGCCCAAGAAGAAATGACTAGGGCGCAGATGGAACTTGACAAAGTCAAGAAATTTAAGCTGCCAGACTTGCCAAAAGAAGAATATGTTGTACAATCACCACAACAGTATCAAAATGCACCAAGACCTGACGATCGGGTCGTGGAATGGCAAGCGGATAATCCTTGGTTCGGACAGGACGAAGAGATGACTGCAGCGGCTCTAGGACTTCATGAGAAGCTAAAACGTCAAGGGGTGCAGGTTGGATCTGAAGAATACTATGCAACGTTGGACAAGACGATGCGTAAACGGTTCCCAGAGAATTTTGAGGAAGACTCAGAACCAGAAGTAGAAGTAGAAGTAAAGCCAAAGGCAGACACGCCAAAAGCTAAACC